CTGGCTCTCAGTCAAATTTTCCTTTACCATCTTGTCAAATTCTTGATAATTCTAAGGAACCTTTAGTTCCTGGAGTTTTCCGAATATGATCCGACCGTATTCCAGTACAGAATATTCCAAATCTAACATAAACAAAATCTAACAGCAATGAGCATTTCGTCATTCACCAATTCTAGTGTGCAGACAGCAAAACAACTCAGAAAGCCAACAATTGCTGATCAACTTCTTGGAGAGTCCCCAATTGATGAAGGAGTAATTAAAACATCCGATGACTTTGATAAACTATATAAAGTCAGGCATGACCTGATCCATGCTCTGATCTGTGATGCCAGGAGTATACCATTTGGTGAGTTGCCAGTGATTGACATCATTAAAAAAACAGGCATGGACATAAATTTGTTCCCCTATCTGGATGATTTTAAGAACCAAACCCCAGATTACTTTTCAATAAACGGAAATTTTGCCACCCTGATTGAAATATCAATTAGTAGGAGTAGCACAATGGAGAAAGATAAAATCTCAAAATATGCCCTCCTATGTTTCTCCCTAGCCAAAGCTGGTCTAACAGTTCTGAAAGAAATCATAATAATAAACCCTGATTCCGTGTTTCACAACAGAGAAAAGTTAATTAGAGAGCACAAACTAAATGATAACTGTATAAATGAGATAAAACTTATATGTGATAGGTGTAGGGAATTAGAATCTGCTGTGAAGAACACACCAGATGGTCAACTCTTTTATCTACATCACTTTAACTACATCCCAAATCAAAGACAACCAGTGATAACAGCCAAGGAGGTGTTTGAAATATATAGGGATAGTGAAAATAAAGTCACATTTGATGAACATGATTTAGATTCAATATTCACAAGAAATGATACAACTTACTTTAATGAGGATGATGAAAAGTTTGTTGAGGCTTGTGTTAAAGAAATACCTAACATTGAATCTAGCTTGGCAGTGACAGAAAGGGTATCAGAAACGGAAATTAGGGATGAGGTCAATAAAGAGTCAATCAGGTACAACGGTGAACTGCAGATGGATTATAGATCTATTTTCCCCTTACCATATTTGAGACTCAAAGTGGTTGATTCATCAATAAGGACAACTGACACTGACTTGATTGAGACAACAATAATAGCAGGGAAGATGAGAACTGGGGATGATCCTATAATGGCGCACTTTGCTTCAGCATTCCTCAAGACATCCTCAAAGATAGTCACTAATGAAGATTTCCCATTCCGTTGCAATTTGTCTCCTGAATATAAAAGAGAGATTGCATTGGAGGGTCCAAATAGAAAAAAATATGCAAAGCGACCAGACCTCTATCCTGAACACGCTGCAAAACAAAAAGAACACACTATGTACTCTATGTCTTATGATGTTAATGTTTCAGAATTAAGTGTTCTTCTCTATAGACTATCAGAGAGAGACACAATATTGAAAACCAACAATTTCTACAATGATTCATCCACCTTGAGTGAATTGACAGGGTTTGGTTTAGATTATGTTAAAGTATGCCAAAGCATTTACAGAGAAGTGAACATCAACTCACTCAGAAAAGATAGGAAAAACAAATACATAATTAAACCAACAGGAATCAAAGGGGTCTACATCTTCTTATATAAAGGTGCAAAGCTAAGGACAGGTGAATTACCTAGTCAAGTGTGGTTTAAAGTTTTAATTGACAATGATTATTTATCAAGTGAATTGATTCAACCTCAGTGGGCTTTTAAGAGACTAATAAACAGTGTAACATTTTCCCACAGTCACTGGTTATCAGTTGATGCACACCGACTTGACCATTACTTGAGATGCTATGATAAAATATTGATGGCATACTATTCATTTTGTATAATGAAATATAGAACAACATATGTCCACCATGATGATCCCACCGATAGTAAACAGGAGAACACTGATCTTTTTGATTCCATCAATAATGATCAAACAGATACTTTGGGAGTCATAATTGCAACCTACATGGAAGACAGGAGATCAACTTCAAAATTATTACAGAACGTCAGATTCTTGGTGATGGCGTCAATTTCAATATTTAGGTACACTAAATCAGTCCTTAAAAAATGTGTTGAGCCAGTTCGTTCCCCGTTGCAGCTGTACTATCTGAAAAAGATGGTCAGTTTTGCAAAAAAAATGGAGAGTGAACAGGTTTCCAAAAACATATTGTTTGGACGAATGGTTTATGATGTTCACACCAAAACAATTAATGATCAAATGGGAGGGGCAAGAATTCTTCTACCTAGGCCAATAATTTCTGGGAGTTCTTCTCATGCGGATTTTACTGAGATTTTGTCTGAGATGTATCTCTCTATGTTGTTCAATAAAAACCAAGATGATCCAACTCATTCTAGCTTCCAAATATTGTCAAAAATGTTGGAAGGTGAGGAGTCAATGAGAGAGATGAAGGAAAAGGGGCATCATCTTGGCTATAGACAGGATATGTCTAGAATAGGGTGGGCAAAAGAAGTGATTAGAAACCCCCACACTCACAAGTTTTCTGCTAGAGCAATAGAGATTGGGGCTAAATTAGTGAGAGAAAGATGTGGTGACAAAATAGGATCAGATATAAAACTGGCAGCATCTAAAGGAAATTTAAACAAAACTTTAGATGAATTTGCAACATACAAGTCCAGCGCTAAGAGTGATAATTTGACTTATTCCAACTCATCGGTCCGTCAGAATTCCAGAAGTAGATGTTTAGAGGCAGTGATTCCATTAGTAAATGAAGGGTCAATGAGTGCATATGATGTAGCAGATAAGTACACAAAATTCCCCGTTGAATTCCAAATATTTAAGAAAAATCAGATTGGAGGAGTCAGAGAGATATTAATTTTGAATATCATTTCAAGAATCAAGATTAATATAATTGAAACTTTGTCAAGGAACATTTGTCAGTTTGACAAAAGAGAAACTCTGACACATGGAGCATCAAAAAATGACTTAATCAAAGAGGTGTTGTATGAGGTAAAAAAGAAACCTGGAAAACGGATGGCTGTCTTCTTCAGTATGGATAAAAGTAGATGGGGACCATCGTTTGTCCCCATACAATTCCTGTACCTTTTCACACCATTTAAAGAGCAGTTGGGAACTTTATTTCCGTACATCGTCTCACAATTAATATTGCATCAAAACAAGAAATGTATATTACCTGAAAGGCTCATAAGAGCTTGGGCATTGGATCCCAACAACAAATTGGAACACAGAAAGGATAAGAATTTACAAACACTAAAAGAGAAATTCCTTAGGGATCTTCAAATTTATTTCGTGAATGAATCCAACATGGGGCAAGGCATTTTGCATTACACTTCCTCCTACCTACATGCATCAATGATTTCATTCAGAGATAAGTTATATGAAAAAGCCTGTAAGAATATGGGGATTGATTCTAATGATCATTTTGATTTATTTTCATCAGATGACTCTTTCACAGCCCTTTCAGTGGAAGTTCACTTGGTATCATTGACTATCAAGAAAATTAACCTGTTTATGAAGTGTCAGGAGATTTCTGAGAGACTATTCAATTGCTCAACATCTAAAGCAAAAAGTAGTATAAATCCCATAATTGGAGAATTTAATTCATTATTCATGTCTAACTTAACATTTTTCCCAACACTAATTAAGTTTTCACTGGCCTCAGTTCACCCAGTAAACACAGACTCATTTTTCAAAATGGTGAAAGAATCCTATGCTGCATGTAGGCCTATTATTGAGAATGGTGGAACATTGGATTTGTACTCAGTGGCACACATGATGAACAAGAGGTATTGTGAAAGTATATATCACACTGGATCAGGAATGGTAAATAGTCTTGAATCCATAAACATACAAGCAAAACCTTATCACATGGGAACTTACCCAGTGTTTAACCCCACCCTCATGTTGATGTTTGGACCAGAATTCTATAATTACAAACTATTCAGAACTCTGAATGAGTACAATGAAGAGACAAGACATCTTTTCAGACAATCACATAAAATTGCTAAAGGTCAGTTGGCTGAGACCATGGCGGAACTTGAGGAAGGTGAAACTATGATGGGTGGATTGTTGAGAATTGAAGCATCCATTGGTCCAATTCAACAGTACATACGTATAAAGAGAGCAGCAGAGATGGGATTAATGTCTAGAGATGAAGTTGAGGCAATGATAGTTAAAGATCCCTTAATATTGTTCAAGCCGTGTGAAACTGTTGAAAATGTTAAATTTAAAATCATGCAGAAGGTTCTTGTCCCAGGGGCTCAAGAAGCAGTTAAGACAATCACTTCATCAATATACTATGGGAGAGTTTCAGCCTCTGTTTCTGCTGAAGCATTCCATGTCAATGGGTCTGATAGAAGAATGAAATACCTAGATTGTGTTGAATACCTGATGAAACATGAATCAACTTATAATGATCTCGATAAACAGATCAAATTCCTTTATCCCAAATGGATGGACTATGAAATGTTCTTAGGGGAGTCATACTCGCCAATTCCAGATAGACTACGTAGTGCCCTTGAAATTCAGACAATCAGACATCAATCAGTGTTTAAAATTGGGACTAGGTTGTACAACACAGTGGTTGATGTCATAAGATTTTTGTGGATGAAAGAAACTCCTTCAGAGCAAAGAGAGACTAAGCTAGTTAGAGATGTTCATATACTTAAGACATATTATCCCATGATCAAGGACACCCTTGAAGAAACAAGAGAACAATTCTCAGGGTCGATAGTGGATCAAACTAAATCAGTGGTCATGTTATTACTCAAGCTGTATTCTCTTAATGACCGAAACCTTAAAGCTATTATGTATGGAACATCCACCTCAGATATTAGAGACACTTATCAGAATATAACTGAAAGAAACAGTGCAATCTCATTAACACATTCCATCAAACTGAGTGAGGCAGCAATAGCAACTCCTCCTTTGTCATATGATGATATGTTTATGAGATACAACTATTTCATTCTATCAGGGATGGCTGGTCTTGATGATTTGCAGGAAAAATCTTTTGAAGATATAACAGAGGAGCAAATAAATTTTATCATGAGTGACACAAATCTAAGTAAGAATGTTAAAAAACGACTTTTAATTCCTTTAATGTATGTGGGGAAAGTAACAGACATTGTGAAGTGGACTGAAGCAACTGGAACTAATTTTCACTATTGGGATGTTCGTCAGACTTATGATGATGGGAAATGGTTTGGCAATTTTGATTTGACTGTGTTTAGAGGTGGGAGTAGACTGAGAGTGAAATATAATGATCCATTCAACAGGTTTGATGTTTACAAAACGGATTTTGATGACCCAGAATTGATATTTGAACTATTGAGTGAGTGTCTTCAATTAACGCAAACAACCTTAGAAAGTTTCATGGCAAAATGTGATCCTGGTGATTGGATTTGTAGAGATGGTAAGGTGTTGTTTGCACCCAATTGTGGTTTCAACATCAGAAGTGAAAGATTCCCTTGTTCACTATTTGCCCCCAAATGTGACATTGAGATATCTGATATGACAACCCTTAGGGACACTTCGGGTTTCAAGATTTCTTCAATACGGACTGGTTTGATGAATTGCGTGGCTAGAATGCCACCTCTGAATGACTTTAATTCTTTTGGTGTCCCGTTTAGTCTACTTGCAAAGAATGGGGTGTTTGCTAAAGGGTTTGATCTGTCTTACAAATCACCTGAGGTGATTAGATCATTCATCATAGATCTCATTGTGCCTAAACCCCATGTTACTCAGATAACAAAAGAGAGATTGGGATTACCTGATGACTTCAAAATTAAAGACATTGCTGAAAATGATGAAGTATTAGTGGAGCCAGTTCTTGAATCAGCAATTGAGGACTATATGGAAGGTTTCTTGCGAATCTCTGACGAAGAATTAGCTGAGGTGAACAAAGGACTATCATGGGAGACCAATGATTTGCAAACCTTTGTTGATGAATTCATTGGGACTGATTTCTTCTCTAATATAGTCACCTCGACTGAAATCCAGCACCCCATTAGAACACTGAACGTTGTTAGAAATCTGAAATATGATTGCATATCACTACTTTCCACGACTAGTGGAGGAGTTGGAAGGCAAACTATTATAGATGTCAGTCACTTGCTTCTAGAAGGACGACAGGCAGTGATATATTCGTTGATATCCAGATATGATAGGATGGTTGCATCAAGTGGATCTTTAACACCAGATATAGTGATTATCCGTATAGATAAGCATCTTAAGGATCTCGGTGTAAAAGAGAAACATAAAACCATCCAGTTTTAACCTATGTGATCCTGTTTGATGTTGATTATTTTACAAGAGATGCTGCTGGTAAATTCCAAAAAGAATTTTCATTCGCACCGTTGATTCAAATGAATCCACGCATGGGTAATTCACCTGAGCCCGATACAC